TGGTCAACATAGTTATTTAGGAATGTAACCGTGTCTTCGCCCATTTCTAATATATCTTCTCTTACACTAGCTTTAATATCAGAATAGTCCTCTACAATATTTAAATCGTGTACAGATATTTCATTATACAATCTTTCTACAAATTTGTCAAATAGCTCGTTATCTGTCTTGTTTAATACTATTAATTTGATAAAGTGATTATGATAAGGCTTTATATCAAAGTTATTATAATCTTTCTTTTTATCATCATATATTATCTTTTTGTGTATAGTTAGAGGATTAGATATTCTTGTCATCTCTCTAGTTTCTGTATCAAAAACATGAAATGCTTTTGGGTCTTGGTAGTCTGACCATGTCATCTCATATTGAGCACCACAATAGAATATTTGACCATCGTCTGTATGTTTATGAAAGTGGCCTGAAACTACTTTTTCAAATCTCTTAAAATCTGATTTTGCTAAACCGTGTTCATTGATTACGCCATTTTGCATTTCAATACCTTTGATTTCTAAATGACCAAAACATAAATCTGCTTTTGCTGTTCTTAACATTTCCATAGAGTGATCATAGTTGTCATCACATATCCATGGTGTAAACAATATAGGTGTGCCATCAAACTCAACAATGGTTGATTTGGTATAGATAAAGGGTTCTTGTTTTCTATCAAATGAAGTATAAAGATTTTCTATAGCATTTACTTCATTCGTATTTTTGAAATAGGTATCATGGTTACCTATAATTATGTGTGTATCAATTTGTTCTTCGTAAAGTCTATCAAAAAATTGCTTTCTAAAAATAGAAGCAGTTTGAAAGTTAATAAACTTTCTTCTATCAACAACATCACCTAAATGTATTAACGTTTTAATGTTATGTTCTTTTAGGTATGGGAAAAAGATTTCATTATAAAATCTTAATTGATAATTTCTAAAAGCTTCGCTATCATTTCTGACACCGAAGTGTGTGTCGTTCAGTAGTGCTATCTTCATTATATATCTAAAACACTTGTATAGGTTCTTTTTTTTCTTTTCTTAACTTTGATTTCTTTTAATTGTGGTTGTTCTTCCGTAGATGGTTTATTCTTTCTTAAAAATTCTAAAAACTGATTCTTATAATCATTGTTTGTATCACCAGGTAACACAGCAAACTCATCTATATTAGCCTGTTCAATCATTCTATATTTTATATTACTTTGTTTTTTCTCTTTCTGTATTCTTCTAATAAAAGCATAGTAAATGATTTGTGTAAAATAAGCAAAAGGATTATTAGACTTTGCAGGATTAAAGTTTTTGAGATATTGTAAACAATTTTCAATACCATCAGAAATCATGTCATCTCTAAAAGTGTAATTAATAAAATTAGGTCTATAAGATAAGTGATTCGCAATCTTTAAAAAACATTCACCAATATAGTTTGTAACTGGTGGTGCTTTTCTTTTTCTACTTTCTGCTTTATCGCACCTATCTTTATATTCAATCATTGCCTGTAGAAACTTTTTGTTATCTACATAATGTTCAGATTTTTTTCTTGTTCTAGTCATAGTTTAATTATATCATATTTGTTGTTAATGTCAAGGACCTATCACAATATCCAGTTATATATTGCTCTCAAAGCGAGTAGCAGATACATAAGTTCCATTAATGCTCTAGGTATGTCTTTATCTTTTATGCCCATGTATATCCATATCGTACATGAACATGTTGCAATTGCCCAACCTACCCATTGAGTATTAGGGTCTGCATTAGAAAGTATGTAAGCACCTATCATAGCGAGTACGAAACCCAGCCATCTCATGCCATCTAGTCTTTTGTAAAATCTAATTTTCATTGGTGCTTGACATAATCTAATTCTCTTGTTATACTACCCATGTGGGTTGTTACCGAGGATAGTAGCTACCCCACTAGTGCAACTTCTTTGATGGCATTTTAAGTAAGTCAGCGACTTCTTTAATATCAGACTTATCTATATCCTCATAATTGGAAGCGGCATTTTCTAGTTCTTCTTCAGACATTTCTCTTTCAATAAATCCAGGTAGTTGTTGTTTCGCCTTCTTTAATGATACGGCAAGATCAGTATATCTTTTTGTAAATGCCGAGGTGGCATTGCAAATAGTAATAATCTTATCAACAGGTATAGTAACTATTTTCTCATCTGTAAAACCAACCCATTTAACCAATGCAATATAATCAGATATACCTTGCTCAGTAATACGAGGTACGTATTTAATTAGCATAGGTTCTTGTAACCTTAATAGTTTAGAGTTTTCAGGTAATTGGTCTTTATGCAAAGGAAACCTACAACAGATTTCTTCTCCAGAAACCAGTCTGATTATCTTAACCGTTTTATCATTAACACGATCAATCATATAACTATTTATCTTTCTTAAGCACTAACATGCCACAATGAGAGCCGCCTTGTGACTCTTGCATATCATAGTCTAATAATGCTGTTTCTTTAAATATCTTCATATTGTACCATCCTTTGTTTCTTCCTGGGTCTTTATCTTCATTAGGCATATAATCATGGAATACTATTTTAAAAGAGTCCTTTGTACGTTTTAGTATTTCTTCACAATCATTTTTATCAATAGAGCCATCTATAAAAACAAAGTCAAAGTCATAGTGAAAATGCTCTTGCCAATATTCTTTGCTTGTACAAATAAACTTGTATATGTTAGGTATACCATTATACTCAAATACCTCATTCTTGTCAATGGTGTACACCTCTGAATTATTAAGTCTTAATGCGGCTGTACTCTTACCAGTACCAGTACCTATTTCTAGTATTTTAAAAGCACCTCTGCTTTCAAATAACAGAAATTTAAAATCGTCATCTGAAATCATTTTAGATCCACCGTATGTATTTCATAGTCAAAGCCTTCTCTATTATAGATGTTAACTCTTTCCTGAAAGTGTGTTAATGTAAAGTTTTTCTTATCTTTGTATGTAAGGTCATCTGATATATCATAGACCGTAGCTGATTGTTTCTTATCGCCGACACGAAGCCCACGACCAATACTTTGTAATATTCTTATAGGGCTCTTACTAGGGCTACTAAAAACAATGTTGTGTAAATTACGAATATTGATACCAGTGCTGAACGTCCCGAAAGAAGCGATAATAATTGCGTTGTCCGACTTCTCGGTGATTGCTCTAATTTTTTCTCTATCATCTGTTTCAGTTCCCCCATAAACGAAAAACACTTTTCGCTTTGGGTCTACTTTTTCTTTAATTAATTTATATAAAATCTCTCCGTGCTTTTCAACGAGTTGAAATAGACACAATGTATTACCATTAAGTGCTAAGGTTAGATTTCGTATGTATTTATTACGAGCAGTATTTTGAGTGAGGTATTCTAGTTCTTCAAAGTATTTTACACCATATACTTTCTTTGCCTCTACTTCAGGATACTTTAAGTTCAGACATTTAATTTTTAGATTTGCAAGTTGTTTTCTCTCAATCAACTCTGCTGTAGATACTACTTTATTGACCATACCAAATAAACCTTGTAGTACTAACTTGTGTGTTTTACTATCATCTAACGTACCTGTAAGACCAATTCTGTATTTACAATCTATTAGTTTTGTCATAATTTTGGTCAATGATACTGCCTTAAATAAGTGTGCCTCGTCACCTATAACTGCACCATAGTCTTCAAAAAATTGTTTAGGCATTTTGTACAATGACTGCCATGTTGATATAACTATACGTTTATTTTCGTCTATATCGTAGCCATGATACTTTCTACTTACATTTGTTTCTACATCATAACCGTAATCTTTAAAGTCTTTGTATAATTGTTCTACTAGTGATGTTGTTGGTACAATGATTAGAATATTGTTGTTGATTACATTTAAATAGTGTCGGACCAACATGTATATGATAAGTGATTTACCAGAGGCAGTAGGCGATAAAACTAGTCCTCTGTCATATTCTAAAGCAAATTTAAATGCGTTTAACTGATAATCTCTCGGTTTGATAGACAGATCGTACTCATCAATCATACCGTCTATATCGGCGGCTGTGACACTCCTATGTGTCAAAATATCACTAGATTCAACTATATGTACGTTTT